CGGATCCCAAGACAGATTTAGTCCATTTTAGAAGGAGATAGTAAAATGTCTGATATCAAAGAAAATATTGAAAAGTTTATCGATTCAATCAAGGATGGAAACTACAATGAAGCCCAAGATATCTTTGGTGGTTTGATTGGTGACAAACTTGACGATCGATTGGAAGCAGAAAAGATCGCAGTTGCAGGTTCAATCTTTAATGGAGACGATGATGATTTGGCTCTCGAAGATGAAGAACTGGAACTTGAAGATGAACTAGAAGAAGCGAAAAAGTATAAAAAAGAAGAAGACGAAGAAGAAGATGATGACGATGACGAAGATGATGACGATGACGAAGATGATGACGAAGACGATGATGATGACGATGACGAAAAAGAAGATCTGAAAGAAAGAAAACCTAAGAAGCACAAGAAGTAACCGTTAAAATTTTAACAATTGGTTTATGAAATTAGTGGTTTTTGGCGACAGTTGGGTTGAGGGATACAGACTTTATCCCAAACATGCAGTTAATAACTTAAATATTTGTCATTACATTTCGGAGTTTATTCCAGAAATCAATGTGGAAAATATTGGATTTCGAGGGAACTCGAATGCTTCAATAGCCAGTTCGGTTCTGGAATATGTCCAAAATAATGATACAAAAGATTGTGTTTTTCTGGTTTCCTTTACCGAGTGGAATAGACACAGTTTGGTAGAAGATGATAACCAGATTAAACCGGAGTATAAAATCGTAAACTTTAGATCTGGTTCAGTCGAAGAGAGTATATCAAAAGAACTAAAAAGACGGATAACATTAGAGTTTCACAGATATAATTATCAATCTGCATATTATTCGGTTTTGGGTATATGTCAATCTATGGGAATCCCGGTCAGGTTTACAAACAGTATTTGCGACCAACAATTACACAGTCATGTCTATGACTCATATGAAAATCGGTTTGTTCGACTTCCATTTGTTTCTATGAAAAAATATTGGATCGAACCGGATACAAATTACAACACAATGTATGACATACTGACAGGTGATTGGTTGGATCAAAGAGATAATGTTTCATATCTCATGAGAAGAGAAAAATATAACAAAGAAAGGAAACATTCAGAAAGATATTTTACAAGGTGTATCCATCCTACCGCTGAGGGTTCTAGATTAATTGCAAAAACGCTTTGCCCTTATATAGAACAAATGTTGTTTTAGAAATATCTTTTTTTATAAATAAAAGTATGAAAACATTCAAAGAACTACGTGAGGCGAAGAAACCCAAAGGGAAGGTCGTCTACGATAAAAAGGTAAAGGGTATTCCTACCATGATCACAAAAGATCGTGGTAAGTATACTGCACATGTCGATGGTGACGAAGTAGATACTTTTCGTAAAGAGAAGGATGCTCGGGACGCTATCGACACACTTATCAAGGAACTGACATGAAACTTATAAGTGAATATGTAGAGAACGATATCCAATGTATCGTTGAAAAGAAAGACGATGGCAGTAAAAAGTATGTCATCGAAGGCGTGTTCGCACAAGCGGACAAAAAGAATCGTAACGGGCGTATTTACCCTAGACCTATCATGGAGAAGGCTGTTGGTAAATATGTCAGTGATCAAGTTAGCAAGAAACGCGCAGTCGGGGAGTTGAATCACCCCGAAGGTCCGACTGTTAACTTGGACAAAGTTTCTCATCTCATCACGGAACTCAAACTTGAGAACAATGATGTAGTGGGAAAGGCACAAGTATTGGAAACTCCGATGGGTAAGATTGTAGAAGGTCTTCTCGAAGGTGGTGTCCAACTAGGTGTGTCAACTCGTGGTATGGGTAGTCTTGAGCAAAAGAACGGCGCAATGTACGTCAAAGACGATTTTATTCTTAGTACGGTAGATATCGTACAAGATCCCTCAGCACCTGATGCATTTGTTAATGGAATTATGGAAGGTGTTGATTGGATCTGGAATAACGGTGTTCTGGAACCTCAAGTCATTGAAAGAATGGAGACTGAAATCAAAACTACTCCGAAGGCATTTCGACCAGAAGTGCAGATTCGAGAGTTTAAGAATTTCCTCTCGTTAATGAAATCAAAATTATAAGGAGTCAATATGACTGATACTCACCAAGAAGAAGCAGTCGAGAACGTAGAACTCCATGACGATGATATTAACGAAGTCGTGGAAGAAACTCTCGATGAGCGTTCTGAACCAAAAGGTGGCGGTAGTAAAGAGTCAGAACAAGAAGTCGAAGAACCTGAATCAGTAGATTCGGTGGAAAAGGCTGCTGACGCAACTACTAAAACCTCTTTGCCTAAAACCAAGGCAGGTATGTTGAATTCCATGTACAAGAAAATGGAGGGAATGAAGAAACATGACCTTCAAGCAATGTACAAGAAAATGGAAGGTATGCATAAAGAATATGCCGAGGGTGTTGAATCAGAAGAGTCTATCTCTGAGTTTAATGCTTCGGAAGAATTGGATGCTTTGGTTGAATCAGAAGCAACCTTGAGTGATGAGTTCAAGGCAAAAACCGCTGTTATCTTTGAGACTGCTGTTCGTACTAAACTTTCAGAAGAAGTTGATCGTTTGGAAGAACAGTATGCCGAAAATCTTTCGGAAGAAGTCGCGTCCGTTAAGGAAGACTTGGTCGAGAAGGTGGACAGTTACCTAAACTACGTGGTAGAAACTTGGATGGATGAGAACCGTCTGGCAGTCCAAAATGGTCTTCGCACCGAGATTGCTGAACAGTTCATGGACAAGATGAAAGATTTGTTTACCGAGTCTTACATCGAAGTTCCGGAGTCTAAGGTTGATTTGGTTGATGAACTTGCAGAACAAGTCGATGAGTTGGAAACTAAACTCAATGAACAGACTGGTGATGCGATTCGTTTGTCCGAAGAACTCGAAGAATACAAACGTGATGCGGTTATCGCAGAAGCGTGCCGTGACCTTGCAGATACGCAAGTTGAAAAACTGCGGAGCATGGTCGAAAATGTAGACTTCGAAGACCAAGAGACTTTCTCATCTAAAGTGGCTACAATTAAAGAATCTTTCTTCAAATCAGAAAGAAATTCCGTTCAAGAATCTGTGATTGACGAAGAACCTGAACAAGATAATGTTGAGGTGTCATCTGTCATGGAAAATTACTTGAATGTAATTAAGAAAACAACACCTAGACAGTAAAGGAAAAAAATATGCAATCTTACGACAATCTTATTGAAAAGTGGTCGCCGGTACTCAATGAAGAGTCAGCGGGTGACATTAAAGATTATCACAGAAAGGCAGTTACCGCTGCCGTCTTGGAAAACCAAGAAAACGCACTTCAAGAACAACGCGCACAAGAACGTGGTTTCTTGAGTGAAGACGCACCTGCGGGCGCTAACACTGGTTCAATCGGCACATGGGATCCTATTCTGATCTCTTTGGTTCGCCGTGCTATGCCTAACATGATCGCTTATGACGTGTGTGGTGTGCAACCAATGTCAGGTCCGACTGGTTTGATCTTCGCTATGCGTTCACGTTATGGCGCAGGTGATGTCTCATCTCGCGAAGCACTGTTCAACGAAGCAGAAACTCAGTTCTCGGGTGACAGTTCAGGTACACACGATTCAGACAATGTGTCTGGTTTCGCTGGTATTGACCCTGACGCAGACTCAGCTGATGACTTGCGTTCTACTGACATCTTTGCAGGTGGTATGCCTACCGAAGACGCAGAAGCACTGGGTACATCAGGTGGTTCAGCGTTCCAAGAAATGGGTTTCACCATCGAGAAAGCAACCGTAACAGCGCGTTCACGTGCGTTGAAGGCGGAATACTCACTTGAACTCGCACAAGATTTGAAGGCGATCCACGGGTTGGACGCTGAGACAGAATTGTCAAACATTCTGTCAACCGAAATCTTGGCAGAGATCAACCGTGAAGTGATCCGTACTATTAACTCACAAGCTAAGACTGGTTGCTTGCAACCAAACGTGACCAAACAAGGTATCTTCAACCTGAGTTCAGACGCTGATGGCCGTTGGTCAGCAGAGAAGTTCAAAGGGTTGGTGGTCCAGTTGGATCGCGAAGCAAACGTCATCGCCAAAGAAACACGCCGTGGTAAGGGTAATGTGATCATCTGTTCATCAGATGTTGCGACTGCCTTGGCTGCTTCTGGTATGTTGGATTATTCACCTGCTATGGCTACAAACCTGCAGGTCGATGACACTGGTAACACATTTGCTGGTACTTTGAACGGTCGTGTGCGTGTCTACATTGACCCATATGCACAAGCGGACTATGTCACAGTCGGATACAAGGGTACTAACCCATTCGACTCAGGCGTGTTCTATTGCCCGTATGTGCCGTTGCAAATGGTTAAGGCTGTTGCGGAAGATTCCTTCCAGCCACGTATCGGGTTCAAGACTCGTTATGGTATGGCTTCAAACCCATTTGTGGGTGCTACACCTGCTGATGGTTTGGCTGCTGCCAAGTCTAACCAGTACTATCGTATCTTCCGTGTGGATAACATCCTTACATAAGAGATACTATAACAAGAGTAGGGTTACACCTACCGATGTTAAGAGGGGAGTCTTCGGACTCCCCTTTTTTTATTCTACCCAGAAATCTTCTAGACTTCCCATCTTAGACATATGAATAGATGACGCTGAATCTTTCTGTTTTCTTGAATCACAATCCATATTACCTAATGGCGAATTTCCGTATCTCATGGTATAGTGAAAAATTTGTTCACGTTCATGCATTTGAACCCACGGTTTTATCGCATTTTCTGGGATGTCTTCTCTTGGTACTAAAATACCTAACCATA